TCGCCAAACTTGGAAATGGTTCCCGAAGGGGCACCGTACCCAGAGGGATCAATCAGCGATTCCAAGCGATCGTACAAGGTTGAGAAGTTCGGCAAGAAGTTTTCCGTCACCTGGGAAACCGTCATCAACGACGATCTCGACGCACTGTCGCGAATCCCAGCCATGCACGGAAACGCAGCTCGTCGGACTCAAGAGAAGGTCGTTTACGACGCACTCCTCGCCAACCCAACGATGGCGGACGGCTTTGCGTTGTTCTCTGCATCGCACACCAGCGGAACCAACATCACTGGCGTGGCTGTTGCAGCTCCTGGCGTAACGACTCTCAACGAAGCGTTCAAGTTGATGGCACTTCAAAAAGGATTGAGCAGCGACGTCTACTTGAACCTCAGCCCCCGAACGCTTCTCGTTCCGCAAGCCTACGCTGCGACCGCATTGGAGCTGGTTAACAGTGCCTCGTACGCACAGAGCAACGGCAACGAAGGCGTCGTCAACATCTATGGAGTCAACGGCGTTCGACCTCTCCAAGTCGTTTCAACCGCGTTGCTCGACGCGAACAGTGCAACCAACTGGTACGCGATCGCCGACAACTCGCAGATCGACACCGTGGAAATCACCTTCCTCAACGGTGAAGAGTCCCCAGTCCTCGAAAGCGAATGGAACAAGGACAACGACACCTACCACTACTACGTGCGTCAAACGATGGCTGCTGCCGTCATCGATCACCGCGGTATCTTCGGAAACCGCACCTAGTCTTAGCTGACAATCTTCGCCCCTGGGCTTATCGGCTCAGGGGCATGTTGACAACCAAAACCACATCAATAAACGGGAATAAAGAAAAATGGGATTCGTGAACCACGCGAAATTCGAAGATGACTTCTTCGGCGGAAGAACGTTTACCGCAACGGTCGGTGAAGGCAACTGGAAGGTTACCGACACCTCGTCGAGCGGCACTCCAACGTATGCATCGGTCAGCCCATCGGCGACCGGAGAGATTGCACTGACTTTTGACAGTGCTAACGAAGTGCAAAACGTTTGCCTGGATTTCGGTGACAAGCTTTGCTTCGACATCGACAATATCCAGCGAGCGATTTTCATCGTCAAGACCGTTGCAACGCTCAACGCTGCGACGACATTGGCGTTTGGACTGCAATCCGCACGCAACGACGACACCGACGCGACTGCCAACAATGCTCAATTCAAGCTTGCTGGATCAAACGCGATCGTTTGCGAGTCCGACGACGGAACCAGCGATCTCGACGACAAGGCAACTGGCCTATCGCTCGTCGCCACGTACCGCGAGTTCGTCATCGACTTCACTGGCGGCAAGTCCGACGTCAAGTTCTACGTCGACGGCAACCGGGTCGCATCGACCACGACCTTCACGATGGCCGCTGCAACCAGTTCGCTGCAACCGTTCGTTCAGATGAGCAAGACTGCATCGACGAACGTCAACAGCGTCACCATCGACTACGTGTCGGTGGAGTGCAAGCGGTAAGCGATGACCTTGCACGATGTCATACAGAGCGACTCGATTAACCTGTTCGCGAATCCGAACGATTTTGCCGAGCCGGTCAGCTACATCAAGCGGACTGGCAAATCGAGATCAATCAACGCGATCGTGGTCCGAGACGCTCTAGCAATCCTGCCCGAGGACGGAGACACAATCACTCCCGTCTTCGAGGTCAGCGTTGCAAATGACATCACGCAGGGGATTTCTAGCGAAGAACTCGACCTCGGCGGCGACGCAATCGCGTTTGCCGTCCGGGTCGGACGCAAACCAGAACGCCGCACCATTACCAAGCTTCTGTCGCATGACGAGGGGATGCTGGTCCTAGAATGCCGCTAGCAGTCAACGAACAGATCGCTGTCGTTTTGCTTGGACGCTTGCAGGCGATGATCGGAGATTCCACGAATTATCCGATCGACGTCTGCGAGGTGCTGCGACCAACACGCTCGACCGATTTTACACCTCGCGATCGCCAAATCGTTCTCGTTCAGGGATCAGCTGAGATCGTCGAGGAACTGATGCGACCAGGCAATCCGCCAGCTGTCGCCTATCGCCAAACGTACCAGATCCGATGCCACCTAATGCCGAGCGAACGCGATGCAGCCACAATCGACGAACAGCTCAATCTCTTTCATGCTGACGTTGTGCGTGCTGTCTGTAGCGTCGCTTCTACTTGGCACACTCTCGGCGGACTTGCCGTCGATGCTCAGTTTCGATCACCGGAATACGTCTCCGCAGATGGCGGGCTCGACGGAGTCAATGTACCTCTGCTTGTCACCTACAGGACGGATGAGGGAGATCCAACGGTGGTGAGAACATGAGCGAGGCATTCAACTTCAAGGTCGACGTCAACCAGGAATCCCTCCGCAAGATCGCTGAGAATCTTGGTCAGTTCAAGCATCACTTGTCACGCCATCTCGCAACTGCTGTCAACCGCACTGCAAAGACCGTTGGCGTCGAGGCCGCACAACAGCTCGGCAAGGTCGTCAACTTCAAACTCCACAGCACCAACAAGCACACATCGAAGACCTACACCAAGGCGAAGGTGCTCAAGAAGGCGGTCATCAAAAAGAACAATGCATCGCCTGCCAGTCCACAAGTCACGATCAAGCTCTGGAAGGGGCATCCCTTTCCAGCTCGATGGCACGAAGCGATGGAGTACGGAAAGACTCGCAAGGGGAAGCGAGTCCGATCTGGAGTCCGCTACAAGACGAACATGGGCGGCGGCTGGACCAGCGTCCTTGATGGATTCACCGTCCGACAGTGGGGCGGACACGTCTACAAACGTGAAGAGGGCGGACGCAAGCTTCGAAAGATATTTGGCAAGAGTCCAGGCGACTACTTCACCCAAACCAGCATTGCCAGCGATGCCGCTCGAATTGCCGCTGAGCGACTACCCATCGAAATCAAACGCAGGCTCCGCGAGGTCACACTGGCGGCCGAGGGCAAAATCAAACTACGCACGTCACCTGAACTAGGAACCAATTAAATGACGCTACTCAAACGCAAACGAGTCCTTGCCGCAAAGATCGAATCTACTCCAGGAACTGCCGAAGCTTTGACTACGGCCGAGGCAGCATTCAACGCTTACGACGTCATGATCCAGACCGAAACGGAAATGGAACAGCGTGAGGGCCAGGGATCTTTCGGCATGCGTCCCAGCGTTGCTGGCGGCTACAAAGGAAAGGTAACTTTCAAGCATGATGCACATTGGGACGGAACAGCCACCGAGCCAGCTTGGGCCGATACGTTCCTGCCTGCGTGCGGCTGGGTTAAATCAGGCCAGGTCTACACACCTCGCACCGAGGCACCAGGCACCAACGTCAAAACACTGACCATCGGCGTCTACATCGACGGCATGCGAAAGCTGCTTCGAGGTTGCATGGGCACCTTCAAATGGAACTGCCCAACCGGAAAAACAGCGTTCCTCGAGTTCGAGTTTACCGGCGTATGGGAAACACCTACCGACACCGCGATCATCGCTCCAACGTATCCGACGGTTGCACCTCTCCGCTTTGCATCGTCGACGACCACATGGAACAGCGTTGACTTGCACCTAGAAAGCCTAGTTCTCGACAGCGGAAACACGATCCTACTTCGCGAGTCTGCTGGCACCGCTGCTGGATTCCTCGCCGCGATCGTCACCAATCGGATGTGCACCATCACTGGCAATCCAGAATCAAAACTTGTCGCGACTCAGGATCGCTACGGAAAGCTGCTCGATTACAGCGAGCACGCACTCACTTTCGATCTCGATGGGCCGACCAACAGCAAAATCACCATCGCAGCTCCGAAAGCTCAGATCACCTCCATCTCGGAGGCTGACCGCGAGCGACTCGTGATCGATGACATCACTTGGCAATGCAATGCCAACGGTTCAACGGCGGACCAAGAGGTGTCGATCACCTTCACCGCTGCTACCTAGTTTTCTTGAGGAGGGACTATGCCGATTTTCTTGGAACCTGATCAGTCGTTTGAAATCGTACTCGATAGCGATGCTGATAAACCCGTGGCCTCGCGTCCGGTGTTTGTGGCTCGCTCGCAATCGATGCGAGGTCAACGAAAGATTATGGAAGCGATCGACATGTTGCACGCCGACGGCGTCACTGTCGCTCAGGTCTTCGATGCAGCGGTCGAGCAGTTGAAGCGAGTCCTAACCGACTGGCGAAACATGGGCCGCGAGTACACCGCTGACGCGATCGAGGATGTGCTCAGCTACAACGAATCGATCGAACTGTTGCGCAAGGTTGCCTACAACCAGCGAATGAGTGGCGACGAAAAAAAATGATGCGAGTCGCTGCTTTGATTCGTCAGGGAAAACTCTGCCGGCATTGCAGCGACAAGGAGTGCGTTGACATGGGAACCGAACAAGAACCAATTGAGATTGAGTGCCCGCATTGCAACGGGTCCGGGTGCTCGCAGTGTGCTCAGGGTTCGGTACGCATTCAGGGTTGCCCGAATCGATTCT